TTAACCGATGGCACCGTCGACCGACCCGTCTTCGGAACGCACGGCGCAGAGGTCGGCGTGCGGGAAAGACAGCTTCGATCCGTCTTCGAGCGTGACAAGGCGGAGCACACCACCAGCACCCGGAGGCACAAGTTCCTTTACCTGAAGCCATTCGGGGATTGAGCGGAGACGGAGGTAGGTTGTCCGCCCCGCGTTGAGTGCGTCATTTGCTTGTTCGTAAAGGTACTCGCCTGATCGATCGGCCATAAGTTGGACCCTCCTAGATCGGCGGTGATAACCAGACCGATCGGGCGCGTCACCCGCCAAGCGCCGCGATTTGTTGCTCAAGGTCGAGCAGGACACCGGCGAAGGCGATGTTGTTCGCCCGTACCGTCTCAGAGTTCGCGTAGGTGTTGTCCAGCGTCGGGACGGTTGTCGGCGGGGTGGTGGTCCCACCGCCGTTGCCCGACGAAGCGGTGACCGAGGTCGTGTCCGCCATGGCGAAGGCGAGGCCCCCGCTTTCGGCGGTAACATCTTCCAAGATGCGACTGGTCTTCTTAGCGGCGTAGGCGGTCTCGGCATGGCCGGCCTTGCTCTCCGCCCGCATTGCCGACATTTCCCGGCGCAAGCCCTCAAACCCCGACCGCAGTTCTTCGACAGTCTCGCGATCGGTACTCCGGGCAGTCGCCCCGGCACTGACGCTTGCCGCATCGGCAAGGCTCCGGCCCGTAGTCGGGGCAGCCCGTCCAGCAGCGCCGATGGCCCCGACCACGCCGTGGGTCGCCTCCAAGGCCGCAGTGGTGGTCGCGGTGTTGGTGGCGATCACTCCCAAGAGCGTCACGGCATTGCCCAGCGCATCCAACTGAAGCTGGGCATAGTCCGCAGTCGCTTCGGCCGCGAAGATGCCCTTATCGACACCCTGTGCCACCAGCGCCACGTCGCGCTGATACTGTTCGCGGGTGGAAGCTTGGTTCAGCGAAGCGTCCAGGAACGCCTTGGCGGTGCCTTCCAGGTTGCCCAACGCAGCTTGGTCGCCCTGCGCCGCTAGATCGGCAGTCGACGTGAACTTGGACCGCAGCGCCCCGTAGGTAGCGCCCTGCGCGGCGTCGGTGGCGAACAGGGTGTCTCGGTACTTTCGCAGGCCCTCAGTGAGTTGCTGGAACGTCTCCACCGTGTCCTTAAGCGTGCTGGCCATGTCTTTGCCGGCCTGCTCTTGGGCGTCCAGTACCTTGTCGAATGCTGGGGCAACCTTCAGCAACGCTGCATAGGTTTCTCGGCCCGCGTCGGTCGTGAGGTTGAGACCCAGCACCGTCTGCTTGAACTGATCCCGAGTGGTGATGCCGGACAATCCAAGGCGGGCCATTTCAACGCGCACCGCCGCCATCACCGGAGCAATTTGCTCGGCTTCCGTAAGGAACTGTTGGCGGAAAGCATCCGTGCTTTCCATGAACCCGTCCAGGCCGCCGAACAGCTGGACCAGGGCGTCACGCGCCGCGACCGACTCTAGCCCCACCTGGCCGAAGCTGCGGCCGATCGAGCGCAGCGCCACGTCGACGCTCTGGTACTCCTTGGCCACCCGGATGAACGTCTCGAACAGGCCCTCGCCGACTTCCTGCATAGCAGACAGCGAAGGCAGCAAGCGCCCTGCCATTTGATCGCCGATGCTTGAGAAAACGGCGTTCAACTGACTCTCGATTTCGGTGCCGGTCATGTCTTTGAAGGACACGGTTCCCAGCGCGACCTGGAACCCGTCCAGGATCGCTTGCGCGCCTTGCACTCCGATTAGGTCGGCAGCGCTCAGGAGCCCGTTGCGCAGGCTTCCGACCACGCCCTGAATCGCAGACGTAATCTCGGTGTCAATCGCTCCATAGGTGGTCGAGTAGCTGGTCTTCGTCCCCCCGCCGATGCCCAAGAAGCCCTTGGACTTTTTCACCTTCTCGATGACCTGATAGGTCTGCCCGGCGATGCCGTTGGCAAGGATGTCGCCCACCGTCCCCGCCGCCAGGGTCATACCCAAGTCGTACAGGCTCTTCGTGGTGGTGCTGCCGCCGAATACGCCTAAGAACCCACTCTTGCTGTTCGTACCGAGCCCTTGGCCGGAGGTGTCGAACATGCTCCCGGAAACCTGGACTTGACGGGCGATCGTGCCGGCCATGCGGCTGATGCTGTTGTCGATCGAATGCAGCGCTTTCAGCGTCGGGTTGGCGAACTCCAAGTCTGCGCTGCTGTTCTTCGCCATCAGCTCGATCGACCGGGCGATGGATTCGCTCTGCCCCTTCATGTCGCCCAACAGGGTGCCCGTGCCTGCGCCCGCCTGCCGATCGTCTGCCGACATTGGCGGAGTGGCGGTGCCGCCACCACCACCCCCGGCAAACATGGCGATGCCTGCTGCCACCAGCGCCGCACCGGTCGCCGCCATGGCTGCAATGTTGAGCGGGAACACCAGCTTGGACTGGTTGGCGACGCCTTCCGCACCGGCCGCCGCCGCCCGCGCGCCGCTGTTCGCAACCGAACTGATCGTCTCGGCAACGTCCTGGACCATAGAGCGAACCGACATGGCGAACTCGTAAGCGCGGAACACCCGCTCCGCCGCCATCGCCGCCTTGGCCCCTTTCGAGTGTTCGCCGAAGAACGATTTCGACGCGGCGGCCATATCCCCGTAGAGCCGTATTTGAGCACCGGACGTGACGGCGGTGAACTTGGCCATCTCCCGCTGTTTGCCGGCGGCAGTAAGCTCTTTCGCCATGTTGGCTTCGTGAACCGTTCGGGCGCGCTCCTGGTCGGCGCGGAAACCGGAATAGATCGAAGCCACGTCACCGATCGCCTGCCCGAACCGGCCGAAGGAATCGGCCATGCCATCGGCTGCCGTCCGCACGCTCTGCGCTATCTGATCCCATTGATCGGCGGTTGCCGTAAGTGAGGCCGTGTAATCGTTCTGCCGCGCCGTGTTCAACTCGGTTTCAACCGCAATCTGGCGCTGCTTGGCGATGTAGGCGTCGGCGTAGGTGGTGCCCAACGCCTCGCCCTTTGCGACAATCTCCTGAGTGGCGCGGATGGTGGCCAGCGCCTTCACCCGCTCCAGTCCGGTCAGTCCGATTAACCGGGCCTCTTCGCGGAGCGCTTCCAGCTTTCGATCGGCGTCCTTATCAGCCGCAACGAAGAACGCCCCGGTTCCTGCCGCCTTGGCGTCCGCCAGTGCGTCCCGCTGATCCTGTAGTGCCTTCGTGGCCTTGTCGACTTCCGTCTTCAGCCCGCGCTGCTGAGCGGCTTCCACGGCAGCCAGTAACACCAGCTCGGCCACCCGGTCGCGCACAAGGTCATTGGCGAGCGCAGCCGGGACGAGACCGGCGGCGACTTGAGCGTTCACCTCGGTTTGGATCCGGGCCTGGTCCCGCATCGTCGCAGCCGACTTCTCCGCGTCGGAAACCCGCTGTGCGATGGCGAGCCGCACCTGCCGATCGACAAACATTTCGATGTCGCCGCGCTTCTTGATCGCGTCCGACTCCGCCTTCACGCGGGCCTCAGCAATCAGTGCGGCAGCGCCCGACACCCCGTAGGCGTCGGCAAGAGCGTAGAGGTTGCGGATTTGCGCCTCAATTGCCGCGTTCTCACGAGCAAGCTGTTCAGCGTGTCGGTCGACCTTAGGCTTCTCCGGAGCCTTGGGCTTCTTCTCCGCCCGGTCCAGCTTCAGCGCGTCGGCTTGCTTGGTCAGCTCCGCCAGCTTGTTCGACGCGATCTGCTTGTTCACGTCGGACCCGAAGCGCTTCAGTGCGCCGTCCGCCCGGTTGTAGGCGTCCACATAGGCCCCGCCCACGTCCTTAGCGATGTCGACTAACCCCTTGCCGGCTATGAAGCCCCGGACGATCGTTCCGATTGCGCCGAACGTGCCGGCGAACTGCGCGTAGAGGGCGGATAGCGCCATGCGGCCCGCCGAAGTCATGTAATCGAGCGCGCTGCCGAAGTAGGCTTTCACCTTGCCCATGTTGAGACCGACGCGCTGTGCCAGCACCTGGAAGGTGGCACCCATCACGTCGCCAGTGTCGACCGACACGTCTTTCAGCTTCTTGATTTCATCCCGCGTCAGGCCAAGCCCGTCGACCATCTTTTGCGTGTTGATGCCTTCGGAGACGGCGCGACTGAATAGAGCGAACCCGCCAACTGCGACAGCACTGGCAGCAATCAGTGGAGCGTAGGCCAAGGCGATGCCGCCAAGCTGCCCAATGAAGCCCCGCACGCCCCCCTCCGCACCTTGCGCGACTTGCGTAATCTGCCCGATCTGACTGGCGAAAATCTGCATCGGCGGAGCGCCCAACGCGGCCATAGTCGCCACGTCGTTCATCTGCATGCCGAACTGCATCATCGTTCCGCGCGACCGAGCGCTGGCGCGACCGATACCGCCGACGCCAGCCTCCAGCCGGTTCATCTCGGCATTGGCGGCGCGTAGGTCGGCGGCCACCTTTGTCAGCCCTCGGGCTTCGGCTTCGGTTGCGCGCAGCTCCGCATTCATGTTGCGGATTTCCGAAGCGCTCATGTTGAACGTCTCAGTTTGCGATCGGATCTTGCGAGTCAGAGCCTCGGCTGACTTTTCGGCAGCGTTCGTTGCGCGCGCAACAGCTCTCAACTCACGGTCTGCCGATGTGCCGAAGGCCCGCACCTCCGCCGTGGCGCGCTCAAATACCTTGTCAGCGCCGACTACGTTCTCGACCTTCTTCCATTCGCGGATCATATCCGCGACGGTGGTGCCGAAGATGTCGTCCAGGCTCTTCAGCCCGCCGAACGCATCGTCCAGGTCGATCGTAAAGCCGGCTACAAGGCCGGTTTCTTCCTCAACCATCGTCGCGTTCCGGTGCATCGGGGCCGCTAAGCCCGCGTCGCGCTAAACTCGTGTTGATGCTGCGCTGCGCTGTTGTGATGGCCTCGCCTGCCTTCGTGTAAAGTGCTGGCCGCAGAAAGGGGTGCGGCGTAACGCCGGGATGGTGAACCGACGTGCTGACGAACTGGCCGTTGATGACAAATGCATCTCGGTTCACCTTGCCGGCCGTCATCCCCAGCTCTTTGTCGACGCTGATAAAGTGAGGAGAGGTGCCCCATTCCAGCCAAGTGCCGACCGCGCGCGGCCAGCGGCCCTTCACCGTGATCTGGACCCTAACCTTGCCATCCTCGTGGCGAGCCTCGACAACAATCGCCTCACTGACGCGGGCAGAAATTGAACGCGCCCTCGCATCGTCCGCAATCACTTCTCCGGCAGCCATGGCGGCGGGGCGCAGAATCTTCTTCTCCAGCGCCTCGGGAATGCGCCGCAAGAGCCTGTCTTTCTGTGCCTCGCGGCCTTTGATGGTGACGGGCACCGGGCCTTCGCCTTACTTGGCGGCCTTGCGCGCAGTGCCGGCCTTCGGCTTCGCCAGGCCGCTCTTCTCCAGCTGCTCGGCTTCGGCCGCGTTGATGGTGAACGTCTTGCCAGCGACAAGCTCGCTCGGTTCGGCGTGACTGGCGTGGAAGCTATCGAGCGCTTCCATTTCGACGATGTTCATGGGTTCGATCCTTATACTGAGTGCCTGCGGAAAAGGGGTCAGCACTAGGCCAGCCCCCTCCCGTACCGCTTACGAGGTGAGGTCAGTGATGGCCGCCGCGAAGGTGCCCTTGGTGAAGCCCGCCGGGCGCTTCACCGCCAAGCCAACGCGCTCTTCCGCCAGCACCGTCACAAGGTTCTGACGAAAGTTCGTGGCGTCCTCCGTCGACACTTCCACCCGCGCCGCCATGCGATCGTACAAGGTGGCCGATCCCCGGAAGTTGCCCACCAGGAAACTGCCGGCGGTGATGCCAGTCGTCTCCACAACGGGAAGGCCGAAGATGCGCGGCTGCACCGCGTCCTGCGGGTTGCCGAAGATGTAGTCGCCCTGCGCGTTCTTCGTGAGGCGCATGCCCATCCAGTCCGCCGGGTGCATCACCACCCCATCCGCTGGAAGGTCAACAAGAGCGTTCTGGAGGATGGCAGCGCCGATCGCATCCAGTCGCGTAGGCGATGCCACAACGAGCGTGCCGGCCGCGAATGCCGTTGCCTGCGGATAGATGCCGGTGATGTCGGTGCCCGTGCCGGCACCCATCATAAGCTGCGCGTCCTCAACAAAGCCGAGCTGGTAAAGCAACTCGTTGTCGATGATGCCCTGGAGCTGCGGAGCGTCGTCCAGCACCTGCCGGGACGCGACAATCCAGTGAGCAATCGTGCGGATCGGAACCTGCACCAGCTCAAAGCCAAGATTGCTTTCCGGCTTCAGCGCGCCCTCGGCAACGGTGGCGGCCTTGTTGTCACGCAGGATCTGACGCGGGTACTCGACGGACCCGGAAGAAACCTGGATGACGGGCAGCAAGTCGCGCACCCGCAGAGGCCGCTGCGGAAGGGTAATTGCAGTGTCGCGCTGCGGAGCGAACAGAGCCCCGCCGCTGCCCGTGGCCGTGGTGATCGCCTTGATTTCGACGCTGAGCGCGCGGCCTGCCGAAGCATTGCCGATGAAGCTCTTCACCTCATCCGCTTCCACGAACTGACTGCCCGGCGATGCGGGGCGACTGTCGCCCGCAAGGTCGCTCGGGAGCGCCGAAAACTTCTGTTCCAGGTCCGAAACCACGGACTTGACGAAACCAACGTCCTCCAGCGCCTTCTTCACGTCGCCGTCCAGCGCCCCGACCTGCTTCTCAACAGCGTCCGTGTGCTGCTGAAGAATGTCCTTCATTTCCATCTTAGTGCCTTCCAATTGCGTTGAGCCGAGCTGTGGATGCCCCGATCATCGCGGCCAGCTCGGCAAGCTCCGCTTCATTGTCGGGTGTCTCTTCGCGAACTCGCCATGCGAGGCCCGCCGCATGCTTGGCTTGGCGGCCAGAGAAGCCACCTTCGCGCAGCACGTCTTCCAAATCCCGGATGCTCTTCACTGAGGTGATCCGGGTGCGACTGTGCATCGGGCACGGCACCAGGCTGCCCTCGTGAATGTCGGCGGCGCTGATCGTGCGGACCATGGCCTTGCGGTCGACCACGCCCTCTTTGGCTTTCCAGCCGATCGAAAGGCCGGTTAGGGCACCGGTCTTGACGAGCGCATGCGCCTCCTGCCCATCGCGGGTTTCGAGCGCGATAGCGCCTTTGACGTGCAAGCCGTCGTCCCGCTCCTGCCATTCGTGCCACGCGCCGATCGGGCGGCGCTGATCGTGGCAGAGCAGCATGGGCAGCGGCTGCGCACGGCTCGCCAGTGACTTAGTGAAACAGCCGGCAAGCAGCTTATCGCCGCCATTGTCGACATCGCCAAAGCCCGCAAGCAAGCCTTCAATGGCTCCGCTGGCGGTCAGCTCTTTCACTTCAAACGGGGAACCCGCGAACTCCATTGGACACACCTCAGCTGTGGGGAAACTCGGTCCCGTGCAGCCATCGGCGCCCATCGCAGGCGGGATGATGGTCAGTTGCGCCCGTCTCAGGCGTCAACACAGGGCCGTTGGTAGCATAGAATGCACGAAAGTTCAAGCGGCCACTCCGAAGGCGGCAAGCAGGCCTTCTGTGGCGTTGCCCTTGTCGCCCGCCTGCTCGGCTTGACCGCAGGCCATTATGGCCGCCACGATCCCGTCAATGCGGTCCAGGCTCTTTGATTTCGTCGGCTTCCGATTGCCGGCCGCGTCCGTCTCGACAATGACGTTACCGGCTTGCCAGCGAAGCAGCGGGTTGTTGTTGTGGTGCAACTTGCCCTTGAGTAGCGCGCGCTCGAATGCGTCGACCGCGGCGGCGTAGGATTTGAAGCCCGGCACGAACTCGCGCATCGGCAGGTCTATGCCCTCGTCACTCAGCAACTTGTTGAGCCGAGCCATCTGCCAGCGGTCAAAGGCGATGCCTTGCACGTCATAGCGGGCGCGAATGTCCGCCAGTTCTAGCGCAATCGCCAAATCGTCACGGGCGTTGCCGACCGTCTTCACCGCCCAACCGGCTTCGGCCCAGGTGTCATAGGGCACCCGATCCCGTTCTGATCGAACAGCGATCGTGTCAGTCGGCAGCCAATGCCAGACAAGCAGCTTGCCGGCGTCCGGGAAGTAGAGTGCAAGCGCGCTCAAGTCCTTGGTGCTGCTCAAATCGAGCCCGCCGAAACAACGCTGCCCCTCCAATTCTAGCGGGTCGAATAGCTCCGCATTTACGTCCCAATCGGCCTGTTCGATGAACCGGCCCTCCGCCGCGATGCGCTGGTTAAGCTGGAGCAATCGAAAGCTAGGGGCGAACGATGGCGAGCGGATTGCCCGATCGGCCGCGTCGGCGAACTGCTCTTCGTTGAGGAATGCGCCTAGGGCCGGATTAGCAGCCCGCCAGGCGTCCCGATCGTCTAACTGGCAATCGTCTGGGGCCGTGTGGAGCTGGACATAGGTTGTCGGAGTGGGTTCCGCGTCAAGCATCTCCGACAGGAAGTGCAGGTCGTCAGCGGCTTGGGTTGAGATGGTTACGCCAAGCGCATGCGCTCGCTTGCCCATGCCGGTTGCAAGGTTGTCCCAAAGTTCCCGGCTGCGCCACTGCGCTACTTCGTCGGCAATCCAGAATGAGGGTGCCAACCCGTGGGCCTTCCGCGCATCGGACGTGAGCGCCCGCCAAGTTGAGCGGCTTTCCTCGTCCGTGATCTCCTTATGCCAATCCCGGATGTTCACCCGGGCAGCCATCCACGGAACGGCCTCGATATAGGCCACGGTCATGCGGTACAGGACGCCCGCCTGTTCGCGGTCGAGTGCCGCTGCATAGACCTCCCCATGGGGCTCCAGCATCGGCCCCACTAGGTGGGCGAGTCCTAATCCTGCCAAGAGGCCGCTCTTGCCGTTGCCACGGGCAACTGAAAGCGCCGCCAGCCGGACCCGGCGCTCGCCATCGGTCTCGGCATAGACGCCCCGAACGAACTGCTCCTGAAAGTCGAGCGTCTCCATAAGCTCGCCAGCGCGAAGCCCTGAGACGATCGGCAGCGACCGGAGAAAGGCCAGCACCTTGTCGGCAGCTGGCATTCCGTCCTGTTCCCAGGGGTGCGAAACCACCGCTGGAGCGGCAGCAGCAGCCTCACGAAGACGGCCCGCGCCTGGTCCTCGCTTACCCAAGACGGTTACTCTTTGTAACTAATTGAGCGTGACAGTCGGGGGCGGTCCTAGTCCAGCCGATCCCCCAAGTTTCGACCCCCCGGGCGCTTGTCACCGGCCACTCCAGGGGTGGGCAGGGTCCAGGGGTCGACCGGTCGCGTCGCAGCCCTTGCGGGGTTGCAGCGCCCTTGTGGTCCGCACCGCTCCGGCCTCCGTGCCCCTTGCCGTCTTAGCGGAGTGGCAGCTGGGGCAGTAGCTGGCGAGGCCGGTGTGCGGCGGGAACGGTGGTCCGCCTTCACTGATAGGTTTGCGGTGGTCGACCGTGTTGGCACGCACTGGACCACGGCCAGCCGCCTCGCACCCTTCACAGAGCGGGTGCATGTAAAGGTGACGAGCCCGTAAGACTTGCCAGTGCTTCGTGTTGTACGGCCAGTTAGCCATGGCGCCGACGCCACTCCGCTAGTATCTCAGCCTTACGCTCTTGGCAGGCAGTAATCTTGACCCGAACCGCCCGCCGCACTTCGATGCGCAGTTCCTCGTCATCTCCGACTGCGGCTGCAAAGCTATCGGGCTCACTCACGTTGATGCCCAAATAGCTAAGCAGCGTGTCGGCTTGCTCTAGCGTCATGGCTGCCATGCTATTCGGCCACTTCGCTACTATCGGACGGCTTGCCGGATGGTTGTGCGATCATGGGTGTGGGATCATCCCATCCGTCGATCGGTGACAGGTTCTCCAGGCGGCGCACCTCATTGCGAACCATCCAGCCCGGCCGTTGTGTGTCGCCTAGCGCAGCCTTGTAGAACTCGGCTCGGGTCTTGCTGTCGCCGCGTAGCAGACCCTCGATGTTGAACTCGATGCGCATACCAGCAGCCCGGTCGGCGGGTGACAGCAGCTGGCTTTCAAGCGTCGACTCGATGTTCTTCAGTCGCTCCCGCAACGTGAACTGGACGAACCCAATTGTCTGTTGCTCTAAGCCAGTGCCCCAGCTGGTCGACTTCTCAGTGTGGCCGATCATGTGGGGTGGTACGCCAAAGAACCGGCATATCTCTTCCACGCTAAAGGCCCGGCTTTCGAGCATCTGCGCATCGTCGGGGTTGATGCTAAGAGCCTTGAACTTGAGCCCGTTGCTTAGCACCAGCGGGTTGCCCGTGTTGATAGCACCCCGGTGATCCTCGCTCAGCTTCTCTTGAAAGAGGCCGCGCTGATCCAGCGTCATGTCAGCGTCGGTTTCAAAAGCGCCGATCGGACGGATGCCGTTGCGGAACGTGCTGGTTGCCGCCGTGTCTTGCGCACGCGCCTGGCCGAACGTCTGCCGCCCATAGGCCAGGGTCGACAGACCGCCTAAGGCGCTACCGCCGAAGCCGCGAATGTGGAGCATGGCCGATTGCGGGACGATGCGTTCACGTCCGTCGTTCACGACATACTCAATAGCGCCTAGCCGGGTACGACGTGGCCTCACCTGGTCCGGTGCGAGCGGCACCTTCAGTGAGATGATGCGGCCCGTGGATGCACGGTCTAGCTCGGAATAGGCGTTGCCGTGCAATTCGAGCGCGCCGGACATGAACTGCCAGAAGTTGAGCGCGGTCTGGTCGTAGTTCGGCCGATCGTGAAGGATCGAATAGAGCGGATGGTCGTAAGCGACTTCGCGCCCCTGCGCGGTCTTGTGATAGACTACGAGGGGAAGCGAAGACATGGTGCCCGTCAAAAGCCGGTAGCATGCCCATGCCGCCGCTAGACCCAGCGCTCCAGCCGCTGTCCCGGCGCCGCTGTCCTGATAGTCGGCCACGGTGACGGTGTTGTGGCGAAAGTTCGACCCATCGTGTCGACTGGCGGCCGGGAACCAGGGCTCGAGCCCCAGATAGCCGATCGTCTTCTGTTCGTCGCTCTTGGCAAAGATAGGATCGTCCGGCCCCATCAGGTCCCGGTCCTCATACTGAAGGGTGCCGCTTGCTTTTCAGCAGGAGTCATGTCCGGCTCGGACGGGTTATCAACCATGATGACGACCGCCGTCTTGAGCGCCCCCAAGAGCGCCTGCGGAATGCCGCCGGTCTCGAATCCGGCGCGGAACTCGACAGTGACTGGGCACGGCCAAGGGCTGGCCGGCGCAAAGGCGATGCGGTCGCCGATCGCGTACCATGCTTCTGGTGCGACCACTCGCACTTGGCCGATGCGATCCGTGAAGCGAACTTCGGTCACTTGACCGATAGGGCCGATTGGCAGGCGCAAGCGTCCGCTCAGCCCGTCCGTCGACCACTTGAAGCTCCGCAGCTGGAGTGACAGGCCGGTGAAGACCTCGCACCACGCAATGGCGCGATCGCGGGCGGATTCTAAGATAGGGCCGAACCAAGTCTCGTCTTCACCCAAGCGCGCTTCAATCCGGCAATCGGCAAGCGAGATGATGGCCTCCGCGTCCGGGCGCTCCAGTTCTCTAAGCATCGTCAGTGCCCTGCTCGCTGGCGCTTGAAAGGCGGGAGTCGGCCGCAAGCAGGCCGCGTGGAACAGGCATTGAAAGGTCAATCAGCGGCGGGCGTTCGCGCTTCTCGACGCGCAGCTGGACCGTGCCCTTTTCGGCCATGGCCTTGTTCAGCTCAGTGAAGAACTCACGTGCCTGCGCCTCACCCCCGTCAATGTCCGGTTCGCGCGGGTGATAGTCAGCATGCTTGCCGCCCATCCGCAGGTACATCTCCCGCGCCGCCTTCAGCAGCGCATTGCGGGTCGGCTCATCATGGAGAATGACTTGGCGCTGGTTGTGCTGGCTCGGATGGTCCAGGCGCGGCAACCATGCCGCAATGCCCTGTCGCGCTGTCTGAACAAGTGAGCAGCCCCGCAGCCGAAAGACACCAACGTCCGCCGAGAAATAGGCAAGGATCATGTGGTTCTTTTCGGTCAAACGCGGCTGGCCGATAGCTTCCATGCCGGTGATGGTGACGTTTTCCATTGTCTGCTATCCTTGGTCTAAGTTGTCATGCCGCCGCCCGATGAAACACACGACGCGCGTGCACATGGTTGCACAAAATAGACTAGGTCAGCAGTTCCGGATATTGTCCGATACTATCCAATATTGCGTTAAGGCACGACCAGCACAGCAAAGTGCCTCGCCAGGCCGGATTTGGTTGAGCAAATCGTCCCGCCCATGCGGCCGGTTGGTATAAGTCCTTTACGGACCCAATGGCGAACTTGCTTCTCACTTCGCCCGAGATGGTTGGCGATCTCTTTGACGCCGTAAAGCAGGTCACGCCCGTCTAGTGCAGGCACGACTGACTGGTCACTGGCATTGCAAGTGTCCGCCAGCAAGCGGTCCGGTCGGTTCACCGCTTCTTGGCCTTTCCGTCGCCATAATTAGGATTTCCGCTCTTCAGCTTGCCAAGCGCAATCTTCATCCACTTAAGTGATTGTGCCTTGCTTCCCGTGACTACGGTTCCGAGATCATGAGTCGCGTAGAATGCCCCGATTAGCACGTCCCTAGGCTCCGCACCCTGCGCCAGCATGTCTTGGAAGACCTGATGAAAAAGACGGTGCGCCGTCTGGGTGTGAGAAGTTGGCTCCTGATCTTCATTGTCTGTCATGGGTTTCTCCCGGTGTTTGACGGTTTATGCTGCCGCTCGCGGCCGCAGACTTATTCGCCTCCCCCCTGTTCGCGCTCCTCGATGCGGCGTTCCAGGGCGTCCGCCTGCCGCCGAAGGAAGGCGACGCCAGCGGCTCGGCTGCCCATGGCTACGATGGCGAGGATCTCAACAGCACCGTGCGCCCCTATAAGAATGTCGATCGGGTCGACGCCCTCGCGCAGCCGCTTTTTGATGCGCTCCGTGTGCTCCTGCTGGATCCGCTCGATAGCCTCTACGCCACGCTCCATTTCATCATCTGTCATGTGACTTCTCCTTTTGATTGACGGATCATGCGCTAGCCTTCCGCTGTTCAAGGGGCCAAGCTTTGCCAACTGCCAGTTGCAGCGTAAGCCGGTGAGCGGCGGCCAAGCCGCGGCCGGCGAGGAACTTGGACAGGGAGCCGCCTGGAATGCTGGCGGACTTGGCCAAGGTGGTTTGTGAGCCAAGCCCAGCCCATTTCAGGTAGTTGCCAGTGAAAGCCCGAAGCTCGTCCAGATCCATCATGCAGGATGGATTTTCTGTGCCGCGAAAATCGCCCGCCGCATTTCGGGGAGCTTCCGACGATGGAAACGGGACCACACGAGCGCCGGTAGGATGGCAGACTAGATGTGTGGACGGTGCGTCAACGCTAAACGGGGGTGTTTCCACCTCACCTGTTGACGGTGCGTCAACGGAGCGTTTCCTGTCCGTTGACGCACCGTCAACAGGTTTCCTGTTTCGAGTGTACGAAACGTCACCAAAGAGTTTCCTTCCGTTTCCAATTTCGAACGCTTTCCAGTCGTTCGTTGCAGCCTTGCGGTGGGCACCATGACCGCTCTCGATCCAGGTCAGCCGGTACTCGGTCGCCATGCGGGAACCCTTCGGATAGACACGTTCGGGCACTACAAACCCGGTCTCGATTAACTCGCCAAGGGCCGCGCGGTTGGCCTTGTAGCGATGGCTTCCGATGGCATCGGCAAGGTCGCGTGCTGATGCTGCGATCGTCCCGTTGTTCCTGCCATTAAAGCGGCTCGCCAGTGCAATCAGGAGGCACTTGGCTCGCATTGACAGGGCGCACCACGACGGGCTCACCAGCAGACCCCTAGGCCACTGGGTGAAGTTGCCGCCGTGGTCCACCTTCTGCGGCTTGTCGTGCCCGGACATGCTAGCCGGCCGTGCCGTTCCGCTTGGCCTCTAGCCGGAGGTTCTCGGCCTCTTCAGCCCGTCGCCGGGTGGTCGCGTCAACTTCGTCGACCAGTGGCCAGCTGTTGCTAAACCGCAGGTGCCGGGCTCGAGTGCGCGCTTCGATGTAGCTGCCGAACTCCGCCAAGCTTGGGTGATCGTCGGGGCAGGGACGTACCCTGACGAAAAACCGATGGCCGTGGTTCGTGAGATAGACCTTTGGGACGCCGGGACCATCGGCGGCGATGTGCAAGATGGGGCGGCTCATCGTCCGGCCTCCGGCTCACCTTCAAGCTGCCTGGAAGCGTAGTGCGCTTCGGCAATGAGGTGCTGAATGCCCGTGAATGCCTGCACGAGGATGTTTTTGTTAATCAGGCCGAACTCGGCCGCAGAGTCGGCGCAAACCTCAATGACGCTGAGCAGGGCGTAGGCCTCCGAAAGGCGGCTCTGCACTACGTCGAGCGGGGGTTCGCCCAAGGGGGTGCAGCCGCAGATGCGGTGGCTGGAGTGGTCGAGCGAGGTCATTGTGCGACCTCCGCCCGGCGGGCCGCAATTTCCACCTGCTCAGCCCTAGCCGTGATGAGCATGGCGGCCTCAGCCATGATCTCAACTAGGCAGATGGCTTGGTCGCAGGTTTCGAGTGTTGCTCGATCGTCTGAGGAGAAGTCTAGAACCTCACGCGCCGCTTTGGACAAAACTAGAATTCGGTCAGAGAATCGCTGAATGTCGATTGCGGTGTCGACGATTGCTTGCGGCGTGGCGGGTTTGTGGGTATGTTTTTCATGCATCTGAAACTGTCCTTTCAGCGTGCCGAATTGCAGCCGCCGGCGGGTCGCTCCGCTGGCGGTTTTGCATTCTGGGGTTAGGCGGCTTCGCGCTCAGCGAGGCGGGCGGCAATCCAAGCGTCGACCTCTTCAATCGACCAAGCGACTGCGCGGGCGGCAGGCCCCAGCTTTGCGGGTTTGGGAAAAGTGCCCGCAGCTACGGCTTCGTACAACCGAGTGCGACTGAGGCCTGTGCGGGTCAGCGTTTCAGGTAGTCTAAGAAGCTTCATTCTAGCCACTCCGTTCGTGTGGAATGGCTCCGCATCTTAGGGGCGATTATGGGACGCGCTACAAGATAGCAGTTCACCCCTTCCGGCTAGGGAGTGAAGTGAAATTCATAGACAGCTTTCAGGACTTCCCAAGGATCACGGCCGGGAACGAACGGCGTCTTGTCGATATACTGCCGCACGTACTTGCGCGCCTTCTCGACGGTTGCGCTGCTTGCTATCCCGAACGCCTCAAAGGTCTCTGTCAGAGCGGCATCGTAACCGCCCTTGCCGTAGCGGCTGATCCGATCTTCCATGAACACACCGATCTGCATCTTGCGATCGTGGTCGCGAAAGATTTGAGTGAGGCCGCGCTGGCCCCGCCCTCGTCCTTTTGCGACAACGTGGAAAGTGCCCACGTCTTGGCAATCAATCGCGTCGGCGATCTCGACTGCAAGGGCCGAATCAAGTTGATGTCCCGCGCGAAGGTATGATGCCAAAGGCTTTAGGTCGCCGTCGTGCAGACCACGCCACACTTCGCCAGCGAATGCCCTTTGCTCCTCTGGCCAGGTTTCGGGATCAAGAGGATCGTACTCAGCCACTGGCGGTAGGTCCGTTTCGTGCGTCCGTAGGGTTCTAGCATCCATCACAGCGCCAACCCCGCCAGCGCCTCGGCAGCGCGCTCCTGCGCTAGGTGCCCGTAGTGCCGCTCGATCATCTCAGCACTCGTGCCGCTTATCTGCGCTATCGTGAGCAGTGGCAGCCCGGCCAAAACCAGATCGGTTATGGTCGAATGGCGGAGAGTGTAGGCCGTTGTTCCCGCTGGCAGTTTTGCAATCTTTGCAGCGACGGCGATCGGAGCTTTCCACGTTTCCCGGTCCCACCGCTTGCCGTTGGCCCGCATGAAAAGAGTGGCAGTCGGTAGTTTGTCTTTGGCCTGTTCCGTAAGCAGGGCGGCGGCGTCCGCCGGCAGAAGGACACGCCGCGGTCGCCCACTCTTATCGTTGCCGATCGTCAGTTCGCGCGTCCTCTTGTCGAAGTCGCCGACGTTCAAGCCAGCTACTGCACCTGGGCGGAGCGGTAGCAAGCAGAGTGCGCGGACGAAGGCTTGGGCTTCTGCTGAAACACTTCGGAGCAGCAAGCGGCGCTGTTCACGATCCAGATACAGCGTGCGCTGACGGTCGGCGTTTTTGATCGGCTGGAGGGCTTCCTGCCATGCGGCATCGGTGTCGGGAGCGCCGCGAGGCAGCACCTTGTTCAGCGCCGCCCGCAACATCGTCATGTCGCGGTTTACTGACGATGGCGAACGATCGCGGGTTCGTGCATCTCCCTCTTTGCTCCGGCTCACGAGAGCCGGCCGTTCCTCGAGTCGTCGTCGCCACGCCGCAACATGGTGGCGTCGCAGCTTCTCCAGCTTCACGACTGCGATTGGGTCGGAATACACGTGTCGCTTGAACCGCCCCTCCGCTTCCAAGTTGCTTTCAGCGTACTTGCGGCAGGCGTCGGCTACGGCCTCAACGGCCTCGCGGACGAAGCCACCTGACTCGACTTGCTGAGCAAACAGTTCGGCGTCCCGCTTGGCTGCCGTGAACCGATCGCGTGTTGATAGTTCACTGAAGTCGCCGAGCGCCTTAAGCTTATAGCCCTTAACCTGCTCGTCATAGGCACGGGCGATCCAGGTTCCGGCACCCTCACGAGCCGAGGGGCGATAGCCGATGAAGCAGCCGGGCCGAAGTCGCTGCCAGTGTGGCTCCCGTCGCGCTTTCAGAGCCTCGCGTTCTTTCACCTTGCTTAGGTCGGTCAT